AATATTGCAAGTCCTATAACTATTGTGCCCACAGGTACTATCCAGATGTTGTGTGGAAATTTATTGTTTCCTGCCCAATAGGATAAACTAAAGAATGCAAAGATAATAATTATTTCCTTAATAAATGCCTTCCAGTTGATCTTTTTTAAAAATTCTTTCATTAATAATCTATTTTAGTTGTTAAAACTGTTGCACTAATACTTGGACGGGTCAAAGCTACATATTTTATTTGATTTCTTTCCTTTAAAACCCAATTTTCATTAATATCATTTTCAAGCACAAAAACATGTGTATATGTGCTACCTTGGGAATTATGAACAATAAATCCATCTGCAACAAATTGATGAATATTTTCGATTTCTAAATCATACATTTCTTCTTCACCAATTTCAATAATTTCAATGATTTTATCATAAAAATAATAATTATCATAAATATCTTTTATATGTTGATTTATTGGTTTATTATTAATTTCATATAATTTAAAAATATTTTCCAAATGCCAGTAAGATAAATATTTAGCATATGTCGGAAATTTTCGAAATGATTCAGGATATATACCAGTATTTTTTGTTTGCCAAGTATTTTTATTTATTAAATCTTTTCGTACCATATCTAATATTTCACTTCGAAATGGTATATTATCGCAATTAGTTTTAATCGTGTATTTAAAATTATTTAATGTTTCGATTTTTCTATTTAATCTAAATGAAATAAATTTCACATAATTGTTCATACTTGTTCCCAAAATGGTTAAAGTATATGCCTTCTTTTGTTTCCTATAATATGATATTATTCCAAACTCCAATAAAATATTTTGAACTTCTTTAATTAATTTTATTGAATTGTTAACAAATCTAAGTCTACCTCTGCCTTTAATACTTCCATCACCATCAAACAAACCAGCAATAAAATTTGACTTTTGTTGTAATGTTCCAATTATTATTGATTCAGGTATTGATTTATCATTGCCTTTAACATATTTTAAACCAAGATTAAATAACTTTTCTCTCCATGCTTTATTTTCGCAATAAACATTTACGCAATTACTTTTATTTTTTTTATATGTGGAAGAACGAATGTTATTATTAATATAAAAATTTTCTGCAAAATCAATATTTTCTTGGTCATCACCACCAATTGTTAAATCAATTCTATATTTATCATGTTTTCTATTACCAGCATAACTACCATCAGCAACCAATAAACCCAAATAATAATTAATATCACGTTGAGTAATATCCATATTTCCAACATATGTTTTTCGATTAATTGGAATATAATCACCAACATTAAATTCTTTAAGTGGTTGAAATTCATTATATTTATTTAAAATTCTATGGTCTTCAGAACAAATAATTTCATAACCAAAAGAAGTCATCAATTTAAATGCTCTCTTTTTACCTGTATATATTTTATTCAATACTTTATTACAATTCATACCACCATTAATCACAATATCACCAATTTGAATATCTTTTAAACTAACAAACCCATCAAGTCGTTGAATTTTAGAATTTTCTGATAAACATTTGTGTCCAGTAATTGCATAACCATAATCCAAGTCCTTGACAATCACTTCACTGGTGGGTCTGTAGAGACCATTACTATATTTGTCAATTGTGACCATCAGTAAATTGCTACGTCTGAAATCATAATATTTTGTCCACATTTTTTTATTTGCCTTACCCATTTCTTTAAAGAAATCGTGATTCTGAGCATATAGATGTAGATTCTGATGATCATAAATATCAATAATGAAGACATCCTGAGTTTTATGCTTACCACGTGCAAGGTCTTCTCTCAGTGTTACATTATATCCACTGATGCCATAACTGTTTTCTTCTTTATTGGATTTATTGACTACACGATAGTCTGCGGAATTTTCGATAATATTATAACGTTGTTTTGAATCACTAATGCTCCTGTAACCCATAAGCAAATCACTGATTTCTACTACATCAATATCATCCCTGAATAAAGCCGTTCTAATAACTTTATTTGCTGCCATAATCGTGTCGTTCTTCCATGCAATAACCTTTGCAAAGTCTGTATCGGCTCTGAAATCAGCAGAACTATATCTTTCAAGTATTGCCTGACGAAATTCTGGTTTTCTAACGGTAAAAACAACACCTTCACCCTGATCGTTCATATTGGACTTCCTTAGAAAACCACCATCAAGCCTATTTAGATTGTTTCTAAGCGCATCATATATAAAAGCCAGAGGATTGGTATCATTTTGTCTTTCGATTTTTGTAAGCTGATGAAAATACTCTGTTCGTGCATCAGTGAAGACTGCGCTTTCTTTCTCACCAACTGGTGGAATTTGCGCAGGGTCGCCAACGTACAGAACTTTAGTATTGCTGCCTTTAGTTTTATCAATGATCATATCGAAAAGTTCTTTATTAATCATTGAGGCTTCATCAACAATAACGAAATTATAGTCATTGATTTTAGGTATGGCAATTGGATTGAACTTCGGGTCGTTGGGGTTGAAATTATCCAGATCAACATCTGGTCTGAGTCCAAGTAATGCATGAAGTGTCTGCCCATCTTCACCTGTTGTGTCCATTACAACCTTCTTAGCTTTATGTGTAGGTGCACTTACCACAACACCACGATGATAGCCATCGAGTATTTTCTTTATCATTGTGGATTTACCTGTACCTGCGTAACCTGCCAGTGTGAAGAATGTCACACCATTTTTAAGCCAAGAATTTATTTTCTGTACACCTTCAAATTGCTCCTGATTAAACGTAATTATTTTACCCGTTGGTAATTGTAATTGATTATCACTGAGTTTTTCTTTTGCTTGTTTCTTTGCATAATCGCTAAAGAGTTGTTTAAGCTCTTCTTTTTTGCTCTCTTCAATATCTTCTTCCATTATTTTCTAAGTGATTTCAATATTTTTATAAAGTCATATAACTTATTGATGTTTCTGAATTTACCAACCTTTGGATATTCGCATAATTCAACAGTCCATTTATCATTTATGCATTCATCATTACTGTTGCTGATAAGGCAAAAATCCTTAATATAAAGGGTATAGTAATAGTATAATACCACGTGATCAAATTCATCACGCTCTTCTTGTTTTTCAAAACCAAGGAACACCAATTTTTTTTCGGTTATATTATTCATATATTTCTTTTAAAAAAATTTATTGAACAAAGATAGTTAATTTTTCAATAAAACATAGTATCTTTGTATTTATTTTTATGAATAAAATCTGCGGAATATATAAAATAACATCGCCAAGTAATAAAATTTATATTGGACAATCGGTTAATATTCTTCGAAGAATTAATCACTATGTAAATATTAAATGTGTTGACCAACCCAAATTATATCATTCGTTAATGAAATATGGATGGAGCGCACATAAATTTGAAATTATACATGAATGTGAAAAAGCCGAATTAAACGATTTAGAAAAATCATATATTAAACAGTTTAATACTTTTAACACTGAATATGGTTTAAATTTAACAAATGGTGGAGAAGGTGCTAATGTCAGTATGAATACGAGGCTAAAAATAAGCAAAAGTAAAATTGGAATTAAACGTCCAGCAAGTGTGGGTAAAAATTTAAGTAAATTAAAAAGGGGTAAGCCACCACATATTAATTGTAGAAATCATTCGGGCAAATATGAAATTTATAATCAAAATAATGAATTAATTGTTGGCGGTGAATTTAATATAAAAAATAAATTAATTGAGCTACATTTACCATCATATAGTTTTTGTAAATCATATAGAGAAAATTCAAAAATAAATAAAGGTAAGTACAAAAACTGGTATGCTATTAAATTGTAGATGATTTATTTTGTAATTTTATTATTTTTTCTTTTAATGACCAGATTCTCATTGTACCAAGCCATGCTATTTTCAATTGTTCTTCAGGTGTTAATTTTCTTGTGTTCTTTCGTTTTACTGGTGCTCGTTTCTCTCTCATGTATGCACTTGCGCCTTCCCAATCACCTATACTACATATTAGTATTCCCGCTTCTTCAGGTATCAAGTCCTTACACTTTTCATACATGGTTTCAGGCATTGCATAGTAGAAATATGTTATTCTTCCCTGCCTGTCCTTATGATCATGTCCCTTTTTAAAATCTGCAAGTAAATCTGACCTGCTTATCTTAATTTCTACTTCTGTTACTATACCTGCCTTTGAAACGATAAACATATCACATTCATGCATCCACGCAAATCCCCAACTGATGTTCGGTACAATAATATTTTTCCTTATTCCATAATATTTAGCTATCGCTACTTCAATATCAATCGTTTTTATTGGTCTTTTTTTAACCTTCGGTGTTGTTGTTTTTCTTATTGGCATTCTTCATATGTACTGACTTTTAAAGTTATTTTTTTCTATATTTTACTATTCTGTACTTCATACCAGTTTTACTTAACTGCCAATCAGCATCAGTTTCGACCTCAAAGGTAGTTAATAATTTGACAATCGGAAACATTTTATTTCCATTTGGTACATTTATATCAACCCATGTTATATATGCTTCATCACAATAATCTATAAGTGAATCATATATCATCGTTCCACCAGCTATAAAAATCTTTTCAATATCATTATTTGGGCTGTCCAGAAGTTCAAGAACGTCTTGTAAATTACTGAATTTATATACTTCTGGACGTTCGATGTGCTGACGATTTTTACCGCCAATTACTATATACTCCCTACCTTCAAAAGCCTTCTCAGGTAACGTAAGATATGTATTGTAACCAACAAGCAACATACTGCCCATTGTAGTATTCCTAAAATGTTTGAAATCTTCGGGTATTCTCCAAGGCATTTGTTCATTAATGCCAATAATACCATCGGTACTGACTGCTGCTATGATGATTAACTTACAATTTTTCATAAAATAAATATATGTATTATTAAGTATATAATTATAATTAAAAACATCGATATTATGATTTTTTTAAACACAACTAGTATAATTTTTGTAATTTTTCCATATTTTCTGGAGTATCAAAAACGGATTTATAATATCTCCTGAGTCTACGCATTGTCAGAGTTTCGTTGGTACTCATGTAAACTTTATTGCTACATTTGTCACCAAGCCAATAAACTGTTTCAGCATAGCAACCATCAAAAAGTTTTGCTTCAGTGATTTTCCATGAATATTCCAAATTTTTGGGGTCTTCAAGTAAATCGCTAAGATAATTCAGAGCTTCTTTCAGTACATCATCGCCCCAAGTATAGTGAAACGCACCCTTTTTCCATTCATTACCACAAGCGTTGCAATGACTAACATCATTAGTATCAATTGATATTGAGCCACTAACACCAAAGAGATTACCACCAACATGACCACTACCCTCTACTCGTCTGATTTTGTTAACAATATCTTTTCTTGCCCCACAATGAGGACAAGTACCATCAGCATTGCTTTGAGCACTACGTTTCTCGGTATTTTTTCTATCTGCAATTTTGGAACATATTGTTTTTACACGTTCCATGTCATCTTTGTAAAGTTTTTCCTGTGCCTTTGAAGGCATACCAAAAAATTTTCTGATATTCATATTATGCTAATTTTTTGTTTTTAATTAAGTCCCGTAGGAAGACATTCTTTACACCACCAACAAATCTTACCCATTCTTTATATTGCTTACTTTTTTCCAGTTCTTCTTGTGGAGTCATTCTGAGTCTGATACTTTCTTTTGGTGGTAAGGAATACTCAGCTACGACATAATCAATAAAGTCGGGATAATCCTTTTTATTGAAAACTCTTTCATCACAGATAAAGCAAAGTGCAGTAAGTGCATCATTCAAATCGGGTTCTTGAAAATAACCGAATTTAATATCATTTGCAAGTAAGTCATCGGCAATCTGATTTAAACTACCTTGAACTTTTCCATCAAAATTCCTACTTTCATTGGTTGTTCCACCATCCAATATAATCCAAGTTTTCCAGTTTTCAACAAAATTTTTAAATTCATCAGTTAAACCATACATCCGAATATATTCAAGTATTGCATGTCCACATTGTATTCCTTTTTGTATGCCAATGAGTTGATAATTTGTAAAAAAATACATTCTTAATTCTAAATTCTCTTCCATCCTATTGTGTTTTTACCATAAATTTTATTTCCAATAACCATTTCTTTTGTAATTAATCCAATATTATTTTTTAAAACATAAAATTGCAGTCGATTATTTTTACAAAATTTTTGTAAATCAACAGCACCAAAGATAGTAAATTTATTTTGATCTGGAGACAATAATTCATATTTTTTTGCATCTATTTTTTTTACTGAATTTTTTTTACCTTTTCTATTACGTGCTGTTTCAATTATTTTATTTCTTCCATTTTCAGATAACTTTATTTTTCCTTCTATTTGTGCTTTTCGTACAGATTCTTTTTGCTCTTCACTTGTGTGTTTTCCATACATCGGATTACCAATTCCTTTATATTTTATTGATAATTCATTACAATATTTTATATAATTTGGGTCATTTTTTCTTTCTTTTGCAGCATTACTCATTGTTGATTTAAATTCTTCAGTTTTAAAATAAGAACGATATTTTAATAATGAACCATTTCTTTTCTTTTTTGTTTCTTCGGATTGTATAATTCCAGAAGTACCTTCTCCACCAGCAGTAAAATTAGTTAATGCTCCAGTCATCATATCTCTTCGTCCGATTAATTTTATTAATGTTTTCTCCAAATCAAATGCAATATCTTCTGTTAAATTATTTTTTATAATAATTCTTATTGGCTTTAGTTTCGCATTTTTTATTTTATTAATAATATTTCTTTTATATTTATTTTTCTTTTACCCTTACCGTTCCCGACATAAAACGGTTCATAATCAAAATGATATTCTTCATAATTAAAATCTCCCGATTTCAATGGATTCAAAATTATATAAACATAGTATTCCATAATATATTTTAATATAAATACTATATTTTTTATTATTGAATTGGTTAAATCTTATACCCTATTCAGGTATTACAAAGTCTTGCCATGTGCCCTTTGGAAGATATTCATCAATCGGCTGCTGTTGTTCCATCAGATCATTGACTTTATTCCAATCTTCATCGGAAAGACTTTTCTTCCATGTATCCCAAAAACCATACCATTTCCAATAACTTCCTTTCCTATCAGTAACTGATTCAGGGTCAACACCAAATCTACTGAGATTATCAACTGCAAATTTTTGCAGAACTCTGATTTTATTGATATCTTCTTGAATTCCTGCATGATGTTCTTGTGGAATTCTACCATGAGCCATTTCATGATTCATTCTCCACATAAATGCACCACACTCATCTATGAAAAAATAAGTGTCACGTTCATTAAATGCCAAAATAGGCTGTTTGTCTTCTTCAGTAATTTCGTACATATGTTTATTTTATTAAGTTATTTTCTTTAAGTTTATCTGCTTCTTTCTTTTTTTGCTCTGCATTATGTTCTTTTTCCATTTTAAGTATCATACCAACAAATAATCCGCAAATCACAATCACAGTTGTAAGAACTACTAATTTTATTTCGGTAGACATACTCATTTCCATCTTATACGAAAGTCCAGTAAAAATGTTACAAATTTTTACTTTTTTATTCTACAAGGACACCATTCAGGTATTTTGATCTTGTCATGCCATTCAACATATCCTGCGATATATCTTAATTTGAGCAGTTTACTATATCTCTTAATGGAAAGTCGTTCTGTTTCACTACTTTCGCTTTCAGCCACTGCATCATCATTCATACACCACCAATATTCAGGTCTTTCAAAACTATCCTCAGTATAATATGGTGATGCTTTAAAATGAGGACACTGACTACAACTTTTAATGTCAATTTCTATTTTCATAATAAAACAATTACTGTTGTGATTATTCCTACCAGTACAAATGCTTGTATAAGTGTGTCCATATAGAAAATAAATGCGTTAAAATCATAATTCTTTTTGAGTCGATAATAACATATCGGATACAGTCTTCTGCAATCAAAACCTTTTTTCATATTATATACTTTTTAAAAATAAAACTCCATTCACATCATTCCATGATTCAATCACAGAATTATCAATTTCAGTGGTAGTTGCCAGTCGGTCAACAATATTATAGCGGTTCTTAATTATTTTATCATCAAGAAAAACAATTGTTGCTTGTCGCACTCTTTTCATAGGAGAAACTTTGGTTTTTATTCTTCCACCTTTTAAGTAATGCTTATATGCCTCAGTTACGTTTCGTGGCGATTGATAACTCTTTGCAAAGTTTGCAAACTCAATCATATCCTTACGTGAATAACGTCCCATTGTAATTATTTTTTAAGTAAGATTCCATTTTCTCTCAGGTATCCAGTCACATCCAAGCCAGATGCACCTTCAAACATAGCCAGTTCTTCCAAGCAATGACTTATTACTTGTGACTGAGTAGCAACTTTTCCATCACCAAAATCCAGTGAATACTGAACTTCGTTGAAATATTTTTCGGCTTCATCCGACAACGTTACTGTGATTCTTTTCATTATTTTATAGTACTATTAAGTTTTTGTTTAAAAAGCGTAACGGTTTTAGTTCCAATAGCTTTTGTTGCTTCTTTTGACTGAACAATCTCTGTGCTACCTTCCCTGTAAACGTCTTCAATCATTGCTTTAATAATATCACCCATTGCTTCCATACTGGTATTTGCAGGAAATTTCTGCAGTATGTGTTCCAGACGGAGATTAGTTACCCACTCTTCTGCAATTGCTTTTGCATCAGCAAGAACTTTAAGCTGTTCTGCATTAACTTCTCTGGGTGTCTTGGTTTCCATTTGTTCATCTGGCTTGTATTTGCAGATGACCCTATCGCCATTATTTGCACGCATTTCTTGCAGTGGTCTGAGAACAATACCTTCACGTGGATGTTTACCCATACCATTACGAACTGCCTGAACAGAGTCATTATCTCTTTCTCTGGTAAGAGTACGTAAGGTAGTTCTGATTTTTCTGTAAAATACGAAATCCAGACCGAATTTACTGCAAACATCTTCAGCATTTGGTACGTTAAGCCAAACATCACCGACCTGAACATCAAAGCCGATAAACTTGAGTTCTTTACCGTATGTGTGTGACATACCTTGTTGTTTTCCACCATAGGCTTCACCATAGATAGTAACATCCTGATCAGGAAACATTTCTGCAAACATCTGAGTCAGTGCATTTTTATCGAACAATGCAGCAAATGATACATTGCTTTCACCACCACTGGAGTAGCGAACATCTTTGCTCTGGAATTTCCAGCCAATATGTGTCGAAGTCCCGTGTATCTTCTCAAGTGCATAAGCCTCTTTAAATAAGAGAATCAATTGGCTTTTATAAAGATTCTCGATGTGCATATACCCCATTGTATTTCAGTTAGTTATGTATTATAAATATACTATTGTTTGATCATTTTTTTCTTTCTGTTTATCTTCCAAATATTTCTGATGTTTCACACGAATGAGTTTAAAATATTCTTCAATATCTGGATATTCGGTAGCGAATGGAATTAATGAATACTTTTCACTGCCATAGAATGAATGCTTGAAACCAGCTTCTCTCATATTGGGAAGTGATTGTGGACAGTCTTCCTGTGTGAGATATTCACCACAAACATATGCATCAAGTATCTCTGGTACAAAGCACCAGATTTCTTTTCCCTTTTTATCAAAGCGTTTAAATTGCAAATATCGATCAGCGATATATGTTTTTAAGGGAATAATTCTATAAGCAGTTTTTTCCATTTTAATAATTTTAAATAAAAACCAGTTCATTTATCAACTGGCAAGTTAGGTTTAGTTGCCAACTTTCCTTTGTGACGGTGCTTCCTTAGTTATGGCATGTTATCCGTCATTTGAACACGCAGCCATCGTGTTAGTAATCGATGTAAAAGTAGTGATTCAAAAATTAATATCCAAGTATTTATATAAAAATTTTCATATGAAACCAAATTTTACTGAATCCGAATATCAAAATGCTAAATCAGAAGAATTTTTGGAAACTCCTTAAAGAATACTGTGAAGCCACCCTGTGGGTCTTCCACATATATTGGAGTTACTGGTATTGTTAGCATGTATACACTCATTTTATTTCCTCCCTTTTTACTCTGAATGAATGACCTTCACTCATTGCTTTTGCTTTAATCTGATCTTTTAACTTTTTGCCGATTCTCTCAGCAGCAAGCAGTGCATTTACACACCAACGTAGGTCTTCTTTGAGATATGGCTGACCGTCAAGAGTAGCGACACCTGTCCAGACATTAGTGCCTTTTGGTGGTATGCCCTCAACTTGCTTAAGTTCGATAGTCAAAAGCAAATCTTTTAACTCTCCGTCAAGAGTGTACGATAATTTGTAACTACCTTTTAGAACCATTTCTTATCATATTAGCGACAAATTTATCATAATCGGGACTACGTAATTCTTCTGGCATTTCACTAAGGTGTGCCTGAATGTTCTTCTCAACGGTCATATCAACTAATGCATACGCATCGGCTTCATCAAGTCCACGTGCAATTACTTTCATACAGTCCTGAACGACAATTGGTTGACCCTCATCACTGGTCATAAATCGAGCACCGCAATAAGCGGGACTCGATTTTTCTGTGTATTCAAAAACAATGTATTTCATATTATTTCTTTCTTTTTTTAAATTCAAAAGTTATGGTAACGAATTCTCTACCGTCATCATATTCACCTGCCTTATTGACAAACATAATGGTGTCATCGGCTTTAATCATATCGATAATCTGTTGCATATTTGTTGCAATCGTACCCTTGTTATAGGTTTCCTGATAAATAATTTTTTTCTTTGCCATTCTATATTAGTCTAATGATACCGAATTATTAATTTCAATACATTCTGCCAATGTGTTGGCGATAGTCTTGTCATCCCTGAAATGTTTATAAACAGGATGAAGAGTTGAATATTCACCTTTACTATTCTGAGAAAGACCACTACATTTGATTTCAACAATCTTACCCATTAACTTGTCTTGGTTAGCGGTAATATAGTCCATTTCGTCTTCGTCAATTCCTTGTGGTTTGGTTTTCAACAGACCATCCTCAGATTCAACATTCAAACTTGATATCAGAAATTCATTCTTTGTTCCCTTTGTACCGTAATTAAAACCCGTAACTCTTAAGTCCAGATTGATTTCTTTCTTTACCTTTATCTGATATGAAGGTTTGGTATCTTTCCATACGCCATCCATGCTTTTAACAACAGTTCCTTCACCATCCCGACCAATAACCTCTTCAAAATGTGCCATAACTTCTTCAATGGTTGATACTTCTCTTGTTTCAACAACTCTCAGAGTTTCATATCCTTTAACGGTTTCATTCAATTCTTTAAGACGAACACTATAGGGTCTTTTGCATTTTCTTGTGAAATATTCGTCAATTGTCAGCATATCCCAAGCAGTAACACGAATACGATCAAGAGCTTCCTTGTAGGGCATATGTTTTGCTTCGAGTTTCTTTATGTCTTTGCTGGCATCAACACCTTCAGACATTTTGGTTGCAATCGTTATTAAAGATGAAACGATTCCATTGCTTTCATATCGGGGAATACCTTCCATTGTTAATTCTCCATTGAGCACACAATCTTTAATCGTTGAAAGTTCGGTCATGAACTTAGGATTATCCAATATTGTTGGTTCACCCTGACGACTTTCATTAGCAATTTCACCACCTTGAATAATCATATTGATGAATCTGCCATCCATTTTTTCTTGACTGAAACACTTACCTTCAGCTAATACTTTGGTGATGAGTTCTTTCGAATATGGTTTACAACCCATGTAACCAGTCTTTTCGATCAGATCAGGGAAAACTTTATTGATATTACGTGTACCCATGCCGATCTTACAGTCTTTTTCAATAATACGCTCAATGATATATCCATCATCAGGGTCAACGGAATCAAGTATGTATTTTAAATGTGCTATTGCATCATGACCAGTAACGCTTCTGTCGCTCAAAGCCGACAGTAAACCCAATGCAGTACTTAATAACATTTTTAAACCCCAAGTATGTTCAGGAATTTGTTTAATATAGAACTTAACTCTTTTTGAGTTAGCCAAATATAGTACTCGTTTCAGAATATTATCATCTTTGTATTTCGAAAGAATATTCATTTTTTCGTTTGTGCCAGACTCATTGGCGATTTCATCAAAAATTTGTTTTATTGTCATATCTTTTATTTGTTATACGAATTATATTTAATAATGTTACAATTTATCACGTCTTTGTTCAACCATTTCTCTCTGAATGTATTGCCAGAACCACCTGTGATACATTAATGGAAGTTTTGCATGATCATCAAAGCCATAGAGTCCACAACTGAAGAAGTCATGACATTCAATTACAAATGTGCCATTGGAATTAATACCGACATCCAGTGTATATGCTACTGGTGCAGACTTATATGCTCTAATCATGCTTTCTATTGTGTAGACATTGGGGAATTTCGTAAATTCACCTGCGTAGTTCCGCAATCCCACGAGTTTCTTATCAAAAACAAATGCACGCCATTCACTCTCAATTGATATTTGTGCCGATATCTGATAATTTCCTTTAGGTATACCCCATACGTGATTCCTATCACATAAAAGCAATTCAGTAAAACCTTTGATCTTGTCATTGCTCTTAACAAACCACCTACCATTGAGTTTCAATACGTCAGCCTCAGTACCATTATATATAGGTCTGTGTGAGAACTGTGGTGAAAAGAGTTCTTCTGGTACGTTAATTGGTTTTGGTGTCAGACCATAAAAGTGCTGAAGAAATTCACTAACGAACTCCACGCTACCAATAGGCACATACTTTTCATGCATTGGCTTAAAGGCAATTGGTGGATATACGTCATCAGGTTCAGTTATTGGAATGGTATTGAGATACCTGACCATCATTTCTTTGTTATTGCTTAACCAGTTATGAAAATGAACTGATTGCGTCAGAGTATATGTAAAGTCCTGTCGGATTTCTCCATTGATTTTTTGTACTAAGAATTTCATCGTCTATGATTTGTTTATACTTTAATACCATTATCAATAATGACATTTTTAATTCAAAATGTTTTGTGCAATAGAAATTTTCGGATGTCACTATAATTAGTTGGTGTGAATCCACAATAATTATCCACCTTAAAAAAATTAAATTGTTGATTAATAAGAAAATCTGAATCATCATCCACTATACAAAAACGGTGAAAATCATAATACGGTTGACCAAACCATTTTTCGGAATTATCTTTCAGCCACTTACTTATTTCAGTGCCCCTTTCATATCCAGTGTATGGTGTCTTATCAATAATAGTAAAAGTTGCACCACAATGCTTAAAAATATCTTGTATTTCTTGAAGGTCGTGTCCATTTCGCATTGAAGCAGATATTACTACACACATATTTGTTTCCCCACATAAATCATTAATTAATGACATTACTTTGGGACACATATTCTGTTCATAATATTCATACTTAGATATCTCATTTGCTTTAAACTTCTTTCGTAAGAAATTAGTTACAATACGATGAATAGGTTTTTTATTGGACTTATAAATAATATCGCCAAATTTCTCTTTATAGAAAAGATCGCTATTATAAACGCCATCGATGTCTAAAAACAAAACCGAATTAAATTTATTTACTTCTGGTTCAATCATTATTTATTGTATTGATCGCTTGCAAGTCTCATTGCCTGTTCGTCAAATGTTTCGACTGTTACTTCACCACCAGTATGATTGGTAAAAAGTATTGACAAATCATTTTTGAAGTTTTCAAGTTCATCGACATTATCGAAATAAAAGCCACCTTCAACATTAAATGTTGTAGGACTTTCACCACCTACCGTTATGTGAAATCCGTTAATTTTCATAATCTTCATTAAGTTTTTAAGTAATTTATCTGTAATTTCCATATCTCTTTTTGTTTCTTATACGAATATTGTCGTAAAAGGTTACAAATATACTGAAATTATTTTAATTACAAATGATTATTACAAAAAATGAGTGAGGCAATGTATTTCTACATCAACACTCACCCATCCAGTGAAAACAAAAGAATTTGTTTTATATGTGTATGCTTCCCAAAGAGGCAAGCAACCCAAACACTTTAAGTAGCCATAATACAACAGCAATGATTACCACTATATTAAGTACTTTTTTTATTTTGCCATCCATAGGGATGTATGAATTAACAAGCCATAGGAGAACACCTACAACTACTAATACGATTAAAACTGTGATTAATGGCATGATTTTATTTATTATTTTCTATTGTTATTTTTAGTCGTTTTCCACGAACAATACCTATCAGTATTGCAACACCTGCAAATATAAAAAGCAAATGTATTAAACCACCCAGAGCGAATCCAAAAAATGCGATTGCCCATGTAATCAATATGATTCCTGCAATTATAAAAAATAGATTTAGCATGGTTTTAATTATTATTTATTTGTAAAGTCAATAACAACAATATTAGACCTGCGGTTTAATGCATAATTACTGTCATTAATTTTACTGTCATTATTTTTATTAAATCCACTGGTTTCGCCAAGTCCTTGTGAAGTAATACGTGAAGCATCAATGCCCTTGCTAATAAGGTAATCAACAACTGCTTTACTACGTCTTTCGGAAAGTTTTACATTGTAATTTTCAGTTCCCCTGACATCTGCATAGGATTTAATTTCTATGCCAATCTTAGCGTCTTTCTTTAAATCTTTAACCATTTTATCCAAATTATCAATCGTCTGATTATCAAGATTTGATTTATCAAACTTGAAATATAATGTATATGCTGTTGTTATTTTAATTGGTTCAGGAACAACTACAACAGGTACTACAACTGGAACTGGTTTAACAACCACAGGTGTTGTATCTCTTTTTACTATAGGAACTTCCCTAACAGCAACTGGTTTAGTTTTTACATGACCAAATTTCAGTACAGCACCAACCCTAACTGTGGTTAAATTCCATGTTTCAATTGAACGGGGATTCTGACCAAAATATGGGTGCACATCTACGAATGGTGATAATATTACTTGTTTGTAGATTCTACCTTCTTCGGCAGTTCCCTTAACTTTACTCGAAAGCAGTATATCATAACCAGCACCAATGTGCATTGAGATTACTGTACTATTCATTTTACTGAAGTCACCCTTTAACTCAGGACTTGCAGGTATGCTGCCATCAGCACTTATGCCTTTATCATATACGAATGATTTTCCAACATTGAATGCCAAACGAGGACCGCCATAGACGTAGAATTTGCCTTTAAATGGCGCAACTCTTAAACTTGGTTCGATTGTTACATAACTAAGATTAGTTTTTAAGTCTGCAGGACAATTACATGGTGTTGTTACTTGATCGAATTTACCTTTGCGGTTATCATATCCTATTTGCAGCATACCACCCAAAACCTTTTCAGGATTCTGATATATAATAGTAGGTGCAAGAAATAATCCCAATCCACTACCATTATGGAAAGCTGGATATGAAAGTAAATCTGCATTTACTTCTTGTGTTGAACCACGATAGAAATTAAAGTTTCCACCGACTGCAACGCCAAACCATAATGATGGTATGGTGTCTTTTTTCGTTAATGAGTTATCTGCACGTATTTGTGCTTGAAGACTCACGCCAATCAGTATTAAAACACTCAATATGAGTGTCTTAATGCTGAATATGCTTTTTCTTATATTTGTTTTCATATATTTATTTATTATTTTTATTTAATATTATGGTTTGGTTACTGTTGCTGCATTAAGCGTTACTGCTGTTTGAGCAAGTAATCTACCTAAAACTTTACTACCAGTATTCACTGAAATTAATGTTTTACATAAAATGTTTCCACTAAAATCAACGTTTGTACCAAGAACTGCGCCACTACCCGCAACTACCCAGAAGATATTTTTAGCCTGTGCACCGTTCTGTAATGTAATTACTACGCCATTTGCTACTGTAAGGTCTTGAGCTATTTGGAATATGAATGTTGCACAATTGTCACCACCACCATCCAATACAATGCCGTTTGTTATTGAAACACCAGAACTCCATTTGTAGATACCTTTGGTCAATGTCTGACCATTAAGATTACCTGCCATGAATTCATTAACAGGTGCTGGAACAACTAAGCCATTAGCCGTTGTAAACGCTGTATGCATATCACCACTTGTAGTCACCATATTTGCTGGTGTAGGCACTGCATAATCTGGTGCATATACATTACCAACAACAAGACTTGATGTTGAAAATGCGCTACCAGCAGGAAGAATTAATCCAAAGCCAGTAATAGATGTTGAGGTTACAGGATTTACACCCATATCGCCAGTGATTAATGTAACACCAGTAGTTGAAATGCCAGATTCTGCAAATATTACAAAATTACCAGATAATCCTAAATCTACGATTGTAGGACATGATACTATTATAATTAATGAGAAATTAGCTGTAACGTTTTTGTTTGCATCCATAGTAACACTTGTTGGATTGATAGTACCTAATGCATCACCACTCCAAGAATCAAACTGATAACCAGCAGCAGGAGTTGCAGTAAGTTGTACTACATCACCACCATTATATGTTGGTTGATCAGGATTTTTTACCACACTGCCATTAACTGCTGTTACATTTAAAGTAAAGGTATTGAGTAAGAAATTTGCAACAAATGCTGTGTCTTTTGTTAAGGTAAATGTATAACTTGGTGTTATTGAAACTACTGTTACACCTTTAGTCCAATTAACAAATGTATAATTTGCATTTGGTGTTGCATTAATGGTTACAGAAGAACCAGCAAGAAATGAGCCACCACCAGTGGTTGTTCCACCAGCAAGGGGATTTGAAGATAATGTTACAGCAAAGTTTCCAGCTACTACAGGAGTAAAGTTAGCAACCAATACCGTATTTTTTATTAAAGAAAAAGTATAACTTGAACTTGTTGAAGCAACTACTGCTTCATTTGTCCAATTAGTAAAGGTATAACCTGCATTTGGTGTTGCAGCAACCGTTACGAGAGAGTCTTTTGGGAATGTACCATCTCCAATGGTCGTTCCACCAAGAAGAGGATTTGACGATAATTGTATCGTAAATTCTACTTTTGGTTGTGGGCATGTTCCAACGAGTTCTTTAAAATCGTCCTTTTTACATGTTACCAGCATGAGCACTGCAATAATTGATACTGCAATGAGTGTTAATAATTTTTTTGTTTTCATTTTATTTGTATTATTTCACAATTATTTACATATTGTGCTGTAGTTGACAGAGATAGGAATGTTAGACAGGGTATAGTTACAACATATAGTATAAATAGGAAACCAAGTTTAATAAAAGTTACACAATTCTGTTTATATCTTACATGATTCACACATTTGAATATAATAAAAACTTTTTTACAAAATAATTTGTCGATTAAATAAATTGTATTACTTTTGTGTCATATATCAAAAGCAATGGAAGAAATAAGAAATCATATCGAAGATAACTTAGAATGTGCACAAAGAGAATATGAGGACATATATTATCATTGGGATAAAGCACAGCAAGCATTTAAAAATTTGGAAACAGAGTTTAAATTCTTAACGGTCTCTTTAGACAAAGCACGTATCAACGTAGAATACTACCAAAAACTTTTAAAAGAACTAAACGAACATGAGCGAAGATAAAATAGTATTATTAATAATGGCACTACTACCAGTTGTGGTGTTTGGCTATTTTTATTTAAGACTATCAGGATTTTTTGAACGTTTTAAAAAGAAATAACATGACATGATTTAATCGAAGATTCATAGTATTTATACTAAAATTTAATTATGTACATATATAAAATAACAAATAAAATTAACCAAAAAATTTATATCGGAAAACACGCATCAAAAAGAAAAAATTATTGGGGGTCGGGTCAGAAAATAAAATTAGCAATAAAAAAATATGGAAAAGAAAATTTTTATAAAGAAATTATTGAAGAGTGTACTAATGAAGAACAATTATCTGATCGTGAAATTTTTTGGATAAAATTTTATGATGCAAGAAATAGATTAAAAGGATATAATATTTTAGAAGGTGGTGAAGGAAATAGTATTATATGTAATGGATATTGGCTAAATAAAAAATTAAGTCCTGAACACAAAAAAAATATATCAAAATATCATGCTGATGTTTCTGGTGAAAAAAATCCAATGTTTGGAAAAAATCGTAGTGAATTATTTAAAGAAAATTTAAGAAAGATAAAAACTGGTTTAAAATATTCAGAGAAAACAAAATTAAAACAATCAAAAAAAAGAATTGGTGATAAAAATCCAAACACTAAATTAACAAACGAAATTGTAATAGAAATTAGAAAAGAACATAAAAATGGAATAACAACAAAAGACCTTGCAAACAAATATAGCGTAAATAAACCTTGCATATGGAAAATTGTTAATAATTACACTTGGAAACATTTAATAATATATGGATGAATTAAGTTTTACTCTTTTAAGAGAAGTTGCACGTAGACAATATAATGATGCAAACTGTAAATATGGTGATAATGAATATATTTATCACATTGATATGGTTGCAAATGCTATCAAAAAATATCAAGACGTGTTTATAAATCAAAATGATTATAATAATACATACATGGCATCTTTATTCCATGATAGTATGGAAGATGCCAAACAGACATATAACAACATACTTGCAGTATCAAATAAAGATGTTGCTGATATTGTACTGAGAGTAACTGATGTACCTGCTGAAAATCGCCTAATGAAACACCTACTTACAATGGGTAAGACTGTTGAAGACCATCGTGCAATCATTCTTAAAATGGCTGATATTTGGTCAAATGCAACCTTCAGTAGAACATCTGGTAGTTCAATGTATGCAAAATACGTTGAAGAATATCGTTATCGTAAACCAATATTCGAAAAAGCATTGGCATGGTATGTACCACTTCTTGATCAGGTTTTGCTTGCTGAATTATGGGAAGAACTTGATTATGCTCATGGTGTTAAAGGAACTTATTTAAATTTAAAATTAGAATAATGGTAGTAAAAACGAAAAAACTTCATCACCTGATGCTCGATCTGGAAACGATGGGCAATGGTAGCAATTCAGCAATCGTATCAATCGGTGCTGTTGAATTTGATATTGAATCTGGCGAAACTGGTAGAGAATTTTACCAGAGAGTCAATCTTCAGTCTTGCCTTAGAGCAGGTCTTATTGTTAATGCCAGTACTATAATGTGGTGGTTGCAACAAAGTGAACAAGCAAGAACGGAAATTACAAAGATTGGCGACAATCTGCATAATTCTTTAGGTAAACTCACCTGCTTTATGAACACACTTGAAAGAGATTTTCAACTCTGGGGAAATGGTGCAAGATTCGATATTGGTATTCTGGAAGATGCCTATAAAATCACAGGTACTGATAACATGCCTTGGAATTTCAGATGCGAAAGAGACGTAAGAACTCTTGTATCTTTTGCACCACACATTAAAGATCACTATCCTTTCACTGGTACTCTGCACAATCCAATTGACGACTGTAAGCATCAGATCGGCTATTGCTCTGCAATATGGAATAAATTAAACTTTGAAAAATAATAATTATTATGGAAAATTTAACAGTACAAACATTTAAAGAAAAAGTTTTCAACTACACTGAAAACACACAAAAAGCCGATTGGAAATTTATTGGCAAGAAACCCTGTGTGATTGATTTTTACGCTGATTGGTGCGGACCCTGCAGAATGGTTGCTCCAATACTTGAAGAACTCAGTACGGAGAATCAAGACGTGGATTTTTATAAGATTGACACCGATGCACAGCCTGAACTGACTCAAGTATTTGGAATCAGAAACATCCCTGCAGTTTTGTTCATTCCGATGACTGGTCAACCAACAATGGTTGTGGGTGCACAGCAAAAATCAAAATTTCAACAAGCAATTAATTCAATAATTTTGTAACCTTTTCATTTTATCTTCGTATAACGATGAAAATAATGAACTATGGCAAAGCAAAAAACTAAACGTCCAACCGAAGAAGAGCGTCTGAAAGGATTACTTGAATCTGCATTACGTGATATTAAGGAAGATATTGTTTTCGGCATTGTTCCTATGAATCCCACGAGATTCTTTGCAAAGGATGAACGTGTACAGTTAGGCGCACATAGAGAGGTATACATTCGTGAAGTTTGTCAGGGTGGTTTATATTATCTGGTTGAATGCATAGGTGTTCAGCGTGTAAGAAATGAACCACCTGCAAATGAAACACGTTATGTTGAATGGCAAGACTTATTCAAATATGATCAAACTGCACCCACATGCTTTCGTAAAGAAGATAAATATTTCATAAGATTTCTGAATTCCAGTATCGATTCACTATTATCTATGGTATATCACGCAGGAGTGGACTTCGATGTTGATTATCAACGTGATCACGTTTGGACACTTGATGACAAAGTTGCGCTTATTGACAGTATATTCAATAATATTGATATTGGTAAATTCTTATTCGCTGAGAGAAGCATGGGACATGAAGGTAAACTCTATGAGATTATCGATGGAAAACAAAGGCTTACCGCAATTTGTGAATTTTATGAAGGTAGGTTCAAATACAAAGGATTTACCTTTGCTGAATTATCAAATAGCGATAAGATGAAATTCGAAGGTCATGGAATTGCTTGGGGATATTTACAAAATCCAACTAAAAAAGCCGTTTACGAAACCTTCATTAAACTAAACACTTCTGGTAGACCTATGAAGAACGAAGATATTGACAAAGTTAAAAAATTGCTTGATGAACTCGGATAACCCAACATTATTTCTCGACCTTGATGACGTTATGGTAACGTCAAACCAGTACTTTGGTAAGTATCATAAAAAGTACAATGGTCATCCTTTTGACTCAAAGTGTGTTAGAGTATTGAATGAAATTATTGAGAAAACCAATCCAATAATAATTATATCATCGGATTGGAAAATACATTTTACAATTTCTCAATTAAATGAGATATTTCTTCTAAATGGTGTAAATTCTTCTATTGATGCTGTAACTGACTCATCTTGGGGTGTAATGTTTAAAAGTATGCAACAACTGGAAGAATGTCGTGCATATGAAATTAATAAGTATGCCGAAGAACACCAACTAACTCGTTGGGTTGCCGTTGATGATCTAAACCTTAGAATATGGATACCTGATAACTTCGTCAGATGCACGCATTCCAGTGAAGGAATAAAACAAAGTGGAGTTAAAGATAAAATACTAAACATTTTAAATAAATAATTATGAAAAGCGAAAAATTAGAACTATTACTTAACAAGGTTGTTGAATACAACAAACTTGATGGTGATCATTATAAAGGTTTCCTTTATAAGAACTCTGGTGGCTACTATATTAAAGTGGTCGAAACTATTAGCGGGACACAGTGGCACGATGGTGTTAAAGTCAATCTTGAAGACGGTGCTGATGAATTCATCACACACGCAGCTAAACCTACCCTTATGGTAGTTGACAGGAATTCATGGCATTATAAACTCTTGCTGTACATTCTTGGTAAAAAAACACCTACACCGCAGACTATGCAGAACGGCTGTCCTTATTGGTGGCTCGTTGTATTTTCACTACTTGTATGTCCTTTTGTTGGACTTTATAGCGTGGGAAAATTCATTGTTATGTTATTGCCTAACGCTTTTATGACATTGCTTGAAAAATCCATTGACAATTGGGTTAAAACTCTTGATGATGTTGAAGCATATGAAATGAGTGAGAATCAGTGGACAAACAGGAAAGATGTACAGAAACTCCCAATAACTGCAAAGATTTTTTTCGACAATAACAAAGACGAAAGTTTTTTCAATTACTTTTTATCTAAGAAGTATGGTGAAGATGTACTTAAAGATCAGACCAAAGTAAATGAAATTCATGAGACTTGGGCAAAATGGCGTGAAGAAGTAAAAATAGCACGTCAGAAACGTGATGCAATTGAATATCAGAAATCACTTGAAAGAGAAAAAGCTGCAGAAATACGTATGGAAGCACGTGCAGCAAAAAAAGCTATATGGGATGCAAAAATGAAACCATATGTTGATGCAAAGAACAAACTTGCTGCCTCTATTAAAGAAGCATTCAGATTCAAAGGTGACGTTAAGGCATTGGTTAAGAAAACCAAACAGGTTGTTGGCTTATTCATTACACTTGTAATACTCGTAGCAACTTTCTTTGTTGTAGAATATTCAGCATTGGCTTTGATGGTTGTAATTGATGTTATTGTTAAAATCTGGATAGTATTTGTATATATTGCTGCTCTTTTGGCAGTTGCAGGTTTAATTTATGTAATTGGTGTATTTGTTGGCGGTTGGGTACAGAATCTCGTTAATGAATATAAGAAAGGTAAGAAAATCTGGTATGTAGAACCATTCATATACTTGGTTTGGTATCCAGTTAAATACTTCTTTCTTGCACTTGGTTACTTTGCACTATATGTTCTCGGATATCCAATTAAATTCGTTTTCTACACAGTTCTTTGGAATGCCATACTTGTAAAACTTGGTAAATTAGCATGGAAAGCAATGTGCGCAATAGGACGTGGTGTTGTAAGCAGCACTGGATTATTGGGTGAATACATTCATGCAGACTACACTGGATTATGCCCGGGTTTGGAATGGCGTGGCTTTGACGAAGAAGAGCAGAAGTAATATTTTCAATATGTTTAACCTTTAAAAACTCAAAATTATGTTAATATTTGTTTCATCATTTATCGCAACCGTAATTATTTCCTTATGCTTTTTCAAAAGCAGAATTTGGGACAATCGATACTTAGTACTGTCAATTGGAGCAGGTGTGGCACTCGTTGCCACCCTTGCTACTAATTACGTAATTCGTGGCAGTCTTGCCACAAAATCTGAAGTAGTTTGGCAGAAACCAATTTATAAATTCTACATGCCAGATAGTGTCTGGCTTAAGAGCATATCATATCTTAATACCAAAGACACTCTTCATAACACTAATGCACAGCTATCATTTATTGTAGACTATCGTTGGTATGATAAACACGATGCCAAAGAATTTTACAGAGATACTACAAAACTTCAGAATGCCGTGAGCATTGTGCTTTACGCTGCTGATAAAAAGGGAAAGAACAGATACTTTGGCGTATTCAGAACTGAACGTAAACAGGACTGGTATGGTGCTGACAATACTTATCTTGCTTCAAGTGGCTATGATAGCCTTAGATATGTACAGAAGAAGAAGCTCGTATATCAAATACCGCCAAGCAAATGGCTTACAGCTATGAGTTTGCCAAGAGCAAATGAGGAAGTAATTATATTCCTTCCACCAAAAGAATATGCTATGATACCTGATTCATTAATCAAAAAAATCCCATTCTAATGAAAACAACGTTATTACAGATCATGTTAAAGAAAGAAAAGAAACATTGGGGTCGTGTTAGGCAGATGTTCAGCAAGTTCAGTAATTGGTTTAGCAAGCTGACCTTCGGTGTAATTGTTGCAGTCATTCTGATCATCGTACATTATTTCATGACAGCTATGGCTACATTTTGGGAACTACTGTTATTCGTTTGTGCTAACAAAATGTTCAAAGCGAATCTACAGAAAATGGCATTAAAAGTTTAAGTTATGTTGAAAATTTTAGCATTTATAATAAATTGCATTATGTACCCTGTGGTATTTACAATATGTTATGTTGTTTACTACATCGGATACGTATTTATGACTTTTGAACTCCCATGTGACATGAACTATGTTAGGATGTATAAGAACGAACGTCATAAAGATTTCACTTTAGGCGATACTGCATATGCACTATCTGCATTTATCCTTTGTGTAGTAGCTGCAGGATTACTTATTTATTTTTTATATGCTAAAACACACCAATCATGACACTAAAAGAATTTATTGAATTTGTTAGTCAGGATGGCAACCATTTTTGGGGATTCATTCTTGTACTCATAATAGTTACAAACGGACTGGCACAAATTGCCAAATATATATTTAGAAGAAAAGAATGAGCAAATTAATATGTGTTGATGTCGAAAGTGATGGGGGTTATATGCCAGATTATTCAATAGTTTGTTTTGCTGCAATTATTGTTGAACCTTCACTTTCAAAAACATTTTATGGGAGAATGAAACCCATTTCAAATAAATGGAATCCTGAAGCACTTGCAGTAAGTGGCTTCAGTAGAGAAGAACATTTAGCCTTTGATGAACCAGAAATGGTAATGAAAGAATTTGCTGATTGGTTAAAGCAAAATTCCAAAGGTTCACCTGTTGGAATATCAGATAATAATGGTTATGATTTTGGTGTTTGCCTGAATTATTATTTTCATAAATTTTATGGCTCGAATCCATTTTCTTGGAGTTCAAGACGTATCGGGGATTTGTTTTGCGGTGCTGAACGTGATATGTATTATAAATGGAAAAAGCATAGAATAACTTCCCATAATCATGACTGCCGATGCGATGTAAAAGGAAATGCCGAAGCGTTGCTGTATTTATCAAAAACATATAATATTAAATTGCCATAGAGGTATGATAACGCATCAAAATTTTTTAATAAGATTAAAACAAAATAATATTCATTATAAAAATAAAGAATTTAAAATAATTGGTGAATATAAAAACATGAAAGAATGTATTTTACTTGAAGATAGTTTTGGATTATTAAAAAACCTACCTTATGACCTCTTACAAGGAAGAAAACCCACTGTACAATCTGCTTTAAATAAATATGAATACATTGTAAATAAATTTAATTATATTCATTTCAATAAATATGAATATAAAGTATTTAATTATTCAGGAGAACTTACAGAATTTGAATTCATTTGTCCTAAACATGGTATAATAAAAACATTGGTTAGATATCATTTGAAACATGGATGTCCAAAATGTGGAATAGAACAAGCGAAAAACAAGCAGCCTAAATCCTTAATTGATTTTATAAATCAATCTAATGTTGTACATAATAATAAATATAATTATTCTGATACCATATATGTTAACGATTCAACTAAATTAATTATAAATTGTCCCATACATGGTAATTTTTTACAAACGCCCAATAAACATTTACAAGGCAGAGGATGTAAGAAATGTAGTAGAGAAAATAATAATTTTAAAAAATTAGATTGGATAATTAAAAAGGGAATTGCAACTTTTTATATTTTAAATTGCTATAATGAAAATGAAAATTTTTATAAATATGGTATTTGTAGTGGAGAAATAGAAAATAGATATAATTCAAAAACTAAAATGCCATATAATTATATTATTAAGACCAAAACACAAAGTTTTAACAGAAATATGATCTGGGAATTGGAAGAAAAATATAAAAAGAATAATTTACTAATTTCCTATAAGCCTAAAATTTATTTTAAAGGTTTATCGGAATGTTTTATTAATTAAAAATTGATACAAAATAATTATGGGAAAATATAAAGCAGAATCTTCAAGAATTCCAATAAAATTCATTGATTCAAAGACAGAGAATGAACTTTTTGAAATAAAAGATCGTAACTGGATGAATATGGGTGAAATTTTTACCGCACATTATGCCAGTACCTTAGTGGAAGCAGAGTACAAGAATAAAAAACTGCCAAAAAAAATCATGGTGTTGGCAGTGCTTGAATTAACCTTAGAGGAAGAATAACGACTTTTTTTGTAACATTTTATTGTTGTATTCGTATAACGACTATAACAATTAAAATTAAAACTATGAAAAGACTAACTATTTTATTCGGAATCTTATTAATAACCAGCAATTTATTTGCTCAGTTATTTGGTGGTGCATTTAATTATTTCTACGAGAAACCTGCAAAGGATGCCATAACTATTGGGGATTTAAAGGCAAATGGATTTCAGGACTACCTTAATAATAGAACATATTCGTTCTTCGCAAATGATAAGCTGTACATGCTTTCATATGAAGATATGGAATTCACACAAAAACAACTAATGGAATATCCTAAGATGGGAGATATAATTAAAAGAAAATTGTACTTGTATCGTCTGGATGCCGATGGTTGGGTGATTGCTTGTGATAAACCAGTAATGACTGCATATGTAGATCACACTTCCTATATAAGCTATTTTTCCCGAAGAACAGCAAAGGATAACTCGGCTGATATAAGTGAATTTAGGGGAACAGCAAAAAACGGTAGTGTAACAATTGCTGCTGATGGTACGGTGACAATCATACTTGTTTGTCATACTTCAATTGACTTAAATAAAGTTCCAACTCATTTTACTTTTTATAATCCCAGACCAATTGTTTTGAAACCAAGTACTGACGGAACATATATACTACAAGAATAATGGCAAAAGTAATTCCATATATACAGACGATAGGGACTGAGAAGTTCAAGCAATTTCTCAGTCAACCTTTCAACCTTGATTATTTAAAAGGCAATACGATCTTTGATGGTTGGTATTTTAAAGACATGGGAACTTGGTATAAGTTTTACGATGACAACAATGTCGTTCTGGAGTTCTATGCAAATAATTACACCATTAAATCCGCTAAACAAGATATACAAAAATTACCTGTACCACGTACCGTTAATGACTTCATTAATGATATGGACAGACTCGGAATTCAGCTTGAATGGGGGAAATTTGTTGACGATAATTTTGAACCGAAGGATTATTTATCACCCGAAGAAATCTGTAAGTACTTCACACAGTTACTGATCAGGATGGGCAAGATCGAAGACCTCGATTAAATCCTTGTTTTTTAAAAATATTTTACTTACATTTGACGTTTATATTATGGAAATACAGAAAAAACATTGGGAAATTTGGGATAATATCACGTTCAAAACTACCGCATATCATAAGAATTTTGATTTGGTTAATGATAACGAAAGTATTATAAGCGAATATTGCGGAACAATTTCACAAATACGCTTGGCTGAATCCAAACCACCGCTATTAATTGGCGAATTCGAACTTTCAGTATGGAATATCAGATTAGGAAAGACTTTTGATGTTAATTTTAATAAGCTACTAAAAAATCATAAAATTGAAGCCGTATACGGTGAGTTATTAAAGGTAGTTAAAGAAAAACACATTGATATTACAGAGTACGACAGATTAATTTTAATTGCAAATCTTGTTGTACGTCCAGATTATAGAAAATCTGGAATAACAGAAGAGTTCGTTGAATTGATATACAGAGAATATTACGGTGATAAAAATGCAATAATTACACTCGTTAAACCACTTCAGGATAATCCAATTGATGCGGATTACTATTTTAAACAAAAGGTCGTTGAGGTTCGTAATTCGCTTAAAACAAATTTCGAAATTGAGTTTGTTCCTGCAATTGATTATTATTCACTGAATGACTTATACAATAAACAAGATACCGAAATCAATGAGTATAAGCTATTTTCAGTTGCAACCAAATGTGGTTTCAATCGTATTGACGATTCATATTTGTTTCTCTTTTCACCAGAAACAACATTACAGCGAATGATTGAAAAACGAGAATATACAAAAAAAATGAATACACTTTTTAAATTTTAAAGCTATGTCAAAACGTGAAAAATTCAGTAAACTCGATGATGGTTACTATCATGAAGCACTTGATAGATCATACATTGTGGCAAATATGATCGAAACTGTGTTAATTAAGCATCCAGTCATTGAGAAACACAAAGAACTCCGTAAAAGGGTTAAGAAGGCACAAAAATTGATTCTTGAAGCATACCAGTTAATCGGAGGCTTAGAGTGCAAGCTGTTTCCAGAAGGTAATTTACCTAAAAACGTGACTAAGAGTTAATTATAATTTTAATGCTTTTTGAGTATTTATAGAGAATAACCAATGAATAACGTAACAAAAATATTGAACACTTACAAAGAAAAAATCCCTTCATGGAAGGTCGATATTGTTCAAAATTTTGACGTGCTAATCTCTCCGATACCCAGAAAAACATACATTTCTGGGCATTTTCGTTTAATACCAGTAAAAAATCTTCAAAATTTTACTGGTAAACAATTGATTTACAATTAATTAATAACATTAAAAATTAAATTTATGAAAAAAATCTTACTATTATTAACAATTCTTGTTTTAACACTTTTGATGAATGGGGTAGAAATTTCAGCAGATAATCATGTAAATTATGACCCAGCACCTTCAGGTTTTAGCAAGAAAATGTACATTGATAATTTGATCTACAGGATTGAAGATGAATCAGAAATAAAAATTCCTGATTATGTCAATTTTAATTATATTGAGTATATGTATAATCTTGGAGTTGAATTCAATGTGCCAATAAGAATGATTTTTAGATTGGTGATGAGGGAATCATCATTCATTGAAGATGCCATTTCTCCTGAAGGTGCTATGGGTTTCTTTCAAATTATGCCAAAAACACGTGCATTATATGTGAAAAAACTCGGTTTGGATACTTTGCTTTTTAATAATAATGCAAAGAATATCTATATTGGAATCTACATGCTTAAAGAATCACATGATTTTTGGGTTGCCAGAGGCAATTCTGATAAATATTCATGGAAGCTCAGTCTGGCTTGTTTTAATGCAGGTATTGTAGCGGTATATAAACATAAGGGAGTTCCACCATTCAAAGAAACTCAAGAATACATTGCTTATGTACTGAAGTCACAACCACAAGCAGCAATACAAGTGACTCAGGTAAAAACATATAATACGAAAAAAGTTTCAGTGGAAAAAACATATTATTCAGCAAAAAGAATTTCACAAGTTAAAAAAGCAAATAGCTATGTTAGTTATGTTTTAAAGCCACAAGTACAACCACAACCAAAATCACAAGTAATAAAAACTTATTTAGCAAAAAAATAAAATATGATAACACACATTAAGACAGCCCATGAAGAACAATATTCTGACGGGAGCAAAACATTGGGGGTTCTTCTGAACTTTTCCTCAGAAGTAGAAAATGACAGTTGGAAAGAAAGTTTCGTGTATATTTTCAAATTCAGTGAAGCTGAAGGTGGTCGATATATATTCTTCAATACAATGGTGGATTTGTTTGACTACATGCTTTACGGTGAAGTCAAAATGAAAAGAGCATACATGGATGAAGAAGAATTCGATAGTTACTATGATGCTGAATATATTCAAGGTAGTTTTGCTGAGAAACTAAGTTGGATAGGATAATATTGGAATTTTCGCTAAGACACGGTATTTGATCGTGTTTTAGCGATTATCTTCATAAATCAATACACGAAAGTCTTAAGAACGACTACGTGGCTTAAAATCGATAAAAATGCCTGATTTTAAAACTTTTTGTTTGTAGCAGGAAAGATTTCCAGTCTTTTTTCATTAAAGGCACTGTCATAACCTTCTTCCCACCAAGCAAGCATTTCTTTTTGATCATAAAACATTTGACTTGTATTTAAGTTTCGTGGTAGCCAGTAGACATTTACTTTTGCACCTTGCCTATTCAATCTTTTGATTCTTTCATAAAAATATTCCAATTCAATATTATAACGTATTACATCGACACTCGTAGTAATGTTATGTATTAAATTGTTAACTGGATTACCTTCAAGTTTTCTCTCAGTCCGTTCTCTGTGCAAAATAATATCAATTTCAGTTAGACCTTTCATCATTAGTTGATCAACACCAATAAAATCGCTTAAACCACCACCATTCCATAAGCCTACATGAAAACTACCACTATCACTCTGCCAGCTTTTTTTGACCAAGCTGGTAAAATATGGAAAGTTCGCACCGCACCACATCCAATCTTTCAATTCCAGATATTCAACATCAGTTGAACTGAAATAATGAAGTACTGATGGTATTTCAGCATAATTTTGTGCAGCAATAATAATTTCCTTACCTTCCAGTCGTAATTCCTGAAAAAAATTCTCAGGAAAAAATTTATCAATAGTCTTTTTCAGTACATTTGATGTATATACGGTTTTTTCACGTAAAAGTAAAGTTATTATTATTGGTAATGTGCTGAGTCTTCCATGTTTTTTAATTAATTTGGGTTTGTACCAGCAATGATCAATAATATCGTGATATTTAAGTGTGGTGTAATTAGTTTTTAATAATTCCCATTCCTTTAATGCGGTAAGCGGTGCTAATAGACTGCCTGTTGACATTCCAACGACTATATCATAATCACCATTAATTCTGGCAAGCGTACCGCCACCAAACGCTCCCCAACTACCACCACCTGAGATCAACAACCCACGTTTATTTTCCATAATTTTTATAATATAATTTTAACTGGTGTATACGCATACAGAGCAACAGCCACCACCATAACATTCACTACCACTAATTGAAGTAATACAAGATATTCCAATAAAAGCTGCTGAACGTGTACCTGTTGATTTTAATTTATGTGCTATGACACAAAATACAACAGCATTACCTTGATTAACAGTAAATGAACCTGAACCTAAACCGCACGCTGTACTTATACAACACGAGAGTTTACTACCACCAGCACATGTAATACAAAGAAATACACTACCTGCAGCTTGTCCACAACTACCATTAAAATTATAACAAAGACAATATGAATCTCCCCCAGCTAATGCAGGAGTACTTGTTAATGTACCATATTGACAAGCATCTAAAGCAGTACCACAGCCAACACTTGTTGTAGTACCCATGTATATACATTTCCAAGTAACACCAGCAAGCTGACAAAAAGTAATGGTTTGTACACTACCGCAATGACTTGGAGTATATGTTACTGTACCACATCTTGCAGCACCAGCATTTGCATCAACGGTAACATTTTGAGCCGTACCTGCTAATGAAGGGGCACTTGGTGCAGCAGGATGCAACCAGCTACAAGCAGTTGCAGGAGTAAAAGTATTTGGACAGACAGAAATTGCACAAGTATGTGGAGTTGCACCTGCTGCAGATATTGATGCAATTGGTGTAGGACATACACATAAATCTCCATAAATAAATCCGTGAAAGTTTATCATGTTATTTGGTGTAGAAACACCTGCAATACCAAACATAGTAGCCAACGAAACAGGTCCTGATGTCGGACCGTATATCGAAGTTCCAATAGAACTGCATGCTCCTTGTGGAGCACTGATTAAGCCTAATGCACCTGTACCACAAATTGCCATAATTATTTATAAAATTTAGAATCTTTAATATAAGTTAATTCACTGCAAAGACAATTAATTTGTGTTTGTTGTTCTTTCATTGCTTCGATAAGAACTGCAACGATCTTATCATATTTTATTCCGTATTTTATATCACAAATACCATATTTAAAATCACATTCTTCTGCTTTACTACAAGAAACTACCATAGGAAGTACATTAAGAGTATCTTGAGCAATTAAACCAATTTGTTTTTCATTTGTTTCATCACTACATCTTATATAAGAAACACCTTGTAAATGCATTACTGTTGATAAAGCATTGATAATTGGTTCAATACATTTTTTAAGTCTACGATCTGAGCCAGCAATAACATCAGGAGTTGTGACATTACCTAAGAAACCAGCAGCACCACCAGCACCAATACACATACCACAAGTTGCAGCATTAAGACCATAGTATGCAAACCCAGCACAAGCATCAATAATAGCAATACCATTTGTATTTTGACCAATAGCTACACAGCCAACAACCCACAATTTGGCAGTCCCTACACCTGCTATTCCAATACTAACATTACCACCAGCAGGTTGTAGGGCAATATTACCATTATCTGCAAGACTAACTTCAGTTGTTTGTAATTGTGCAATTCTATTACCAATAGCAGCAGCACCACAAATTGAAAATCTTAATCCCCAAGGATTTGAATTAATCTCGCATGAACCAAAAAATGCCATATGTCTTAAAGAAGTATCTGTTTTTACGAAACCCTCTGCAACTTGAAATGAAAAAAGAGGCGTACAACCCGCAGAAATACCAATACCAACATTACCACCACATGTTTGTAATATTTGACCCCAAGCACCCCACGTAGTGTTAGCACCTGTTCTATGCCAAAGATTACCATTATCTGTAAATCCAAGTTGATGTGAGTTTCCACCAGTCCAGTCAGCATATTGTCTGAAAGTCATTTGTCCGTGAAATGTACCACCATCAGAAAGACTCTCCGTTACATTTTGTTTAAAATCAAATACTACCAAGCTTTTATCAATGGTTTGTGGTGTTGTTACTGTTGCTCTGGTATCTGAAACAATTACTGAACTTACTGAACCCGCAGAACCACCAATGCTCAATGATGCAGCAGTACCAGTAAGACCCGCACCGCTACCAACAAAACAAGTAGTTGCACACACAATAGGTGCACAAGTACAAGTTGTAAAAGAAGGACTTGCTAACGGAGCATAAGTATTAGCTAAATTACCGCCTAAACTTAATGCATTTCCAGCACAAGTAGCACATACAGCAGTACCACCAGAAGCCAATTTACTATTAAAACATGTTTGTAAATCAGTTTGAGTAGATAATGTACCTGTAATTGAACCCCAAGTACCACCACCTGTTGATGTACCAGACACAATAGTTCCATCACTTTTAAAATAAGCTATTGCAGTCTCTACTGTTCTTGCACCTACTGTAGTTAATTGAATAACAGGTGTTGTTATTTTAGTCGTGAATACTGGACTATCTAATGGCGCTTTAGTATTTATTTGTGTTTGAATATTACTTGTTGCACCTGTTAAATAATTAATAACAGTACCTGTAGCATTAACTTGTACAGCACCAATTTTAAATGGTGTTGGTAATGTAGCACAAGTTACAAATACTGGTGATGCTTTTGGTGCATAACAAGCTGCTAATACTCCACCTAAACAAGCACTATTAGCAACACTTAAATTTGCTTCTGCGTGACCATTAACACAAACTGCGTTACAAACCGATAATGCTGCTTCAGTATGACCATTTAAACATGCACTATTTGTTGCACATATTGCTGTACCACCACTTAATAAATATCCTGCAGGTAAAACGTTACCCAATTTTAATGAATTTCCTGCAGTTGTTGCACATAAAGCTGTACCACCACTAAGAAGAAAACTTGCTGGTACGCATCCACAAAGGTTTTTTGCTCCAATAGCACAAGTAGCACAAACGGCAGTTGCACTTACACCCAAGAAGCATGTTGGTACACAACCACACAAACCTTTTGAATCAATACTTGAAGTTGAACATAGTGCTGTACTACCAGTATTAAGATAATATGCTGGTAACTGACCACCTAATTTCGATGAATTTACAGCCGTACCACCTGATAAAAGAAAACTTGCTGGTACACAACCACATAAATTTTTAGCACCAATTGCACAGGTTGCACATACAGCAGTTGCATTTACTCCCAAGAAACATGAAGGGGTACAACCAGCCACAGTACTTGCATTACCTGCACATGTAGCACAGACTGCAGTTCCTCCTGATAAAAGAAAACTTGCAGGAACGCATCCACAAAGATTTTTTGCTCCAATTGCACAAGTAGCACATACTGCAGTAGAACCTGTATTGAGATAATACGCTGGTAATTTATTGTTTAATTTTGCAGAATCTAATGCACAGGTAATTGTACTACCAGTATTAAGATAATATGCTGGCAATTGATTATTAAATTTAGCAGTATCACAAGCACATGCAGTAGCACCTAAAAAACATGAAGGAATACAACCACATAATGATTTTGCTCCAACAGCACAAGTAGCACATACGGCAGTTGCATTGACACCTAAGAAACAGACAGGAGTACAACCACATAACGCCTTTGAATTTATTGCTGATGTTGCACATATAGCAGTACCACCACTGGCAAGTTTTCCATTTAAACAAGTCTGTAGATCAGTTTGAGTAGATAATGTACCTGTAATTGAACCCCAAGTACCACCACCTGTTGATGTACCAGACACAATAGTTCCATCACTTTTAAAATAAGCTATTGCAGTCTCTACTGTTCTTGCACCTACT